CTCGTCCGCCTCGGTGTTCCAGATCGCGAGCCTCCCCTCGGAGAGGCACTTCTCTTGGTTCAGGATTTTGCGCGGGCGCGACCATGCCTCGGTCGTGGAGGGAGTCGTCCCTGCTGTCCCTGCGAACAGGCCGGAGGCGTTTTTAATTTTAGCGAGCGCCGCCTCCTCCAGATACTCCGCCATCGCCTGCGCCTGCGGGGCGATGACCTGCTCGCGGAGCCGCTCGATGGAGAGCGAGTTCTGCTTGTCGTCGAATTCGAACGTGATGTCCGCGACGTCGTCCAGCTCGACGTCGATGCTCTGCTCATTGAGCGCCTGCGGCTCGACGCCGACAAGAGGGTCGAACTTGCGCGCCACGAACGAGTTCGGCACCGCGACGGATACCTTTGAGCCGCGTTTGAACCCGGCGAGCCCCGTCTCGAAGTCGCGGTGCAAGGTGTCCACGAGGACAAATTTCGGGAGGAGGGCTTTCAGCACCTCCCGGGCTATTGCCTTCGATTGCAAGATTGCGTTTTGTGCCATAGTTTTCCTTTCTGTGGATGCCGCAGGAAGCGCGCGGGGCTACTTCATCCTCCCCGCCTTGCGCTCCTCGGCGTAATACTCTTCGTCTGTTTTTTTGTCGTCCGCGGCGGGCGCTGCCGCAGTTGGCGGCGCATACCCCATCTCCCCGAGGCGGGCTTTCACGACCTCCTCGATGCCGCTCGCGTAGGTGTCCGCGAACTGCTTCGCGGCCTCCAGCGTTTCCGTCTCGCCCTCGCGGACAAAGAGTTCGGCCTGTTCGAGGATGTTCTGCGGGAGCTTTTTCGATGCGAAGAAATCACGGACAAGCGAGGCGCGATCCTTTTTGTGGAGGCCGGCCTTGAACTCTTGGATGTCCTGGCTTTGCTTTTGGAGGAGGGCGTACAGCTCGGCGATGCCGGGCTCTTTTCCCTCTGCGCCCGCCTCCGCCTTTTGCTGGCCGCCGCCGGTCATTGCCTTTTTCGCGCTTTCCTCGAGCTCTTTCTGGAGCGCTTGTTTGATTAATTCCGGCAATTTTTCGGCCTCGTATTTCTTGTGCCTCTTGTCGTAGAGGCTGGAGAATACGGCCTTGCCGTCGTCGGTCTCCTGCAGGAGCTTTTCGAGCGCCGCGCGGTCCGGCCTGTATGCTTCCGCGAAGAGGGCTTTCACCTCCGGCTTGTCCAGATGCTTTTTCAGCTCGTCAATGAGTTCTTTCGGTTCCATTCGATGCTCTCCTTTGTTTTTGTGGACCTGCGATACATTTTTGTACCCATGATCCCCGTTTTTGTAACCCCCCAAGCTCCCCGCGCGCCCGTGGTGCCTGAGGTTGTCCCCCTCTTTCTCCCGCGATCCCTCGACCAGGGGGAGAGGAGGGGCAAAACAAAAGGCCGCCACAACCGGCACGGATTTCCCCGTGTCGGTTATGGCGGCCCTTTTTGCTCGGATTGCCGCCTGGCTTTTCTAGCCACAGTGTATAAAGACCTTTACTTCCGGCGAGAACCGTCGAGCGGCTGCGTCTGATCGCCGCCCCGCTTGCGGCGCCCGCCAATGCTACGTAATCATTTTACAAATTATAAAGAGGGATGTCAAGCGTTTTCATTTAATTTTCTGCGTTTTGTTTTTCTTTTATTTCGATCGCTTCCTTGGATAAATAGATTTTTGCCGTCTCAAACGGCACTGAAAATTTAATCGTGATTTTTCCGCTTTGCATGCCGAGCCCCTCGGCGAGGTCGAGCGCGGCGGTTTTTAAGATGCCCGTGTCCGCGTAGAGCGCCTTTTTCATAGCGCCCCCCGCTTGCGGCGCATGGCCTTTTTCATGCCCCCGCCTCCGCTCTCTTTCGCTTTTCTTCCAGATAATTGCCCGGCACGGGGACTATCCCCCTCGGCGTGCTCATGCCCCGCGCCTCGCGGGGGTCGCACACGCCGAGATAGCACCTGCAATAGCAGTCCTCCTCCGGCTCGCCGAAGCCGCCCGGGTACGCCGCCGAGAGCGGCCGCCCCGTGCCCGTGCTCCACCAATAGCCATCGAGATCGGGGACGGTGCCGTGGAGCTGCGCGATATGCCAGCTTCGCGGCCTCTTTGGCTCGTCGTGCACCCAGCGCTCGCAAAATTCCGCCCCCTGCGCCCTCATGCTCTCGAGGAGCCGGTCGGCATAGTCCGACCGGAAGGCGGCATGCACGGCGCTGTTGATAGCGCGGTTCGCCTGCGTGTAGACGACGCGGAGGCACCGCCCGGCGTCCTTGGAAAGTTCGTCGGCCAATATCGCCTGCCATGCCGCAAGGCCCGTCCCGCGGCCCGCGGCCGCCGCCTTGATGCGCGCCACAAGCGACGCCTCGCTATTTGACGCGGCTTGCCGCAATTCCCCGGACGGCGCGGGGAGGCCGTCCGCGCCCTCGCGCCAGAACGCATCGAAGCGCTCGGAGTTGTAGCTTGTCCCGTAGCTCTCGGCGGGGCGTAAGCGCGCCTCCATCGGGAGTATGTTCGTTTTATTCAGCGCCGCCGCCTTTGCGTATGCCAGGCGCTCCGCCTGATAGAGTATGTCCGTATAGGCGGCGTCCTCCGCCGCGCGGAGCCCCTGAAAGATCACGCGCGCGCGCGCCTTAAAGGCGTTGTCTACCGTCTCGCGGATATGATCCAAGAGCATATCGAGCTTTCCGTTCCGCGCGATCTTTGCGTAGGTGACAAGGCCGTCCGCCTGGTTTTGCTGGTAAAACGTGACAAGCATGTCATTGAGGCGCTCCAATTCCGCCTTGTACGCTTCTACAATTTCGTTTTCAAGGTTCTGTATCGGCACGTCCCGTTCTCCGTGCTTGTGCCAGGGCGAAGTGAGCGTGTTCTTTTTTGTTATGGCGCGCTTTTTGTTCACCCTTTCCCTCCCCGCGCGGGGTAGCGCTCATCAAAGCCGGGGAGGGCGAGATCGACCCGGCCCTCCTCTTTCGCGAGCCGCTCCCCTTCCTCTTCCGCGAGATTCGCTTTTTCTTTTTGCGCGTTCGTGCCGGGGAACATGTTGTACAGCGTCGTGTCGCTCAGTATGCCGGAAAGGCTGGCGAGTATGCCCGCCGCGTCTTTGAGGTTCTGCGGGTAGTTGCGCGTGAGCGTGTGGTCTATCGCGCGGGGGTCTATGCATATCCCCGTAAGCGCCAAGAGGTACGCGCTTGTCACCTTGTTTTGCGTGATGAGCGCGCGCTTCATCCAGACCTCGCTGGCCATCGAGATATTCTCTAATGGCATTTTTTGATGTTCCAAGGCGATCCCCGATATGTCATTGGATCGCTGCTGCGCTATGTTGGGCACGCCGGACACGGAGAACATCGTGTCGTAGAAAAAACCGACCTGGTATTTTATCGCCTCCACGTTGAGGTTCTTCGTCACCCACTCCGCGCGGCACCCCTCGGGGAGCTGGAGCACCCCGGCGTGCCGCAGCATGTCCGCGACCTCTTCGGGGGCCCTGCCGTGGAACCCCCCGGGCCCCGAGATCGCGAGGTACGCGCTCGCGAACTCTTCCAGCTCGTTCTGGAGCATCGACACGACCACGTCGAGGCTGTCCTGCAATGGGAGTATGTTTTCTATGTCCCCCGTATAGTACCCGTTGTTGGGCACCGCGAAAAGCGGCGCCTGCCGGAAGGGGTGCGGCAGGGCGTCCGTGACCATCCACACGCGCTCGCGCTTTGCAAACCGGATGATATTCGCGGCGTCGTAGTAGTCGCAATGCTCGATCGTCCCCGCGCGGCCTCTGTCGTCAAACTCCCGCACGCTGTAGATATGGAGCGCGGCCTCCGGCTGCGTGCCGTCCTCGCCGAAAAAGACGCACTCCCACGGCGGCACCTGCCGCATGTTCATTGCCCCCGCAGGCGTTATGTGCGCGAGCCGCCCGCTGTACCCGCATACGCTCCCGTAGCGGAAGGCGTCGAGGTTGTTGGCGTTCTGCGCGGAGGCGGCGCTTACCGCTTGGAGCTCTTTCTCGACCCGCTCGCGCGCGGTATCGTCTAAGCCGCCGCAAAAGTCCGGGTTGAGCGTCTGCGCTATCGGGTTGCCGCCCAAGTACCCGACCTTTGTGTTGACGATGACGTTTATGATGCCCGTGGATATTGCGTTCTTGATTTTATACTTCATGCGCTCGCCCTGCGCGCCGTACTTTTTCTCGTAAATCGGTATCGCGGCCTCGTCCCCGGAGTACCGCGCGAAGAGGGCATAGCGCCGCATGCGCTCGCCTGCGGAGTCCTCTATGACCGCTTTCAGCTTGTCGTTGGTGCACTCCCCGGGCCGTATCGTTCCCGCAGGGTAGAGTATGTGGTCCCTCGCGTTCATATCCCCCCCTCTCGACTAATTCAGCTTGTTTTCCCCGTAATTCAGGCCGCCGCTTTCAGACATGCATATCATGTGCCTGAAGAGCACGGCATCCTCTTTCCGCGAAAAAATCGCGATCCTCTTGCCATTGTCGAGCACGGAGTAGCAGCCGCCCCCCTGCGCAAACACACATTCCATCGCTTCGCATGGGCACTTTTCACGGGCCATATTCACCATATTCATTCGAGCTCCTTTCCATATTCCCCTATATCCCCGGGATAAAGAACGCGCCGATCTCGCCAGTGCCTATGTCCCCGAGGCTTACCTCGACAAGCCCCGTCGCCGCGTCCGGCGCATCGTCGTGCGTATTTTTTCCTATCGATTTATATGAGCAGATTGCGGAGTAAAAATCAGGGAAGCGCACGCCCCAGTCCTCCGGCATGATAACGCGATCCATCACCGTGTCGGCGTATGTGAATATCCGCGCCTGCTTATTGGAGCGCTGCGCCCTGCCTGAGAAGACGCACCCCCGGTACGGGGAGCTCCGCAAAAGGGCGCCCTCGATATTCCGCCGTATCACGTGCCCCGCGCCGTTGTCCTCTATCACCGCAAGGTTGGCCTTGTGCTCGCTTAACACGCGCGCGAGCATGCCCTCGTACTCCTCGGCCCTCTTCTGCGTGTACACCACGTCCACGACATAGAGATACGTTTTATCAAGCGCGCTCCTGTGCTCCCGCGCGACGATAAGGCAGGTGTAATCTTCGCCCTTGTCGGCGGGATCGCAGTACGCGATCGTCCTCTCAAAGCGCAGGCCCTGTACGTCGGCATGGCTGTATGTCTTGATGCGCCCATAGAGCGCCCCCGTGCGCTCTATGGGCTTCTGGTGATAGTTCGCGAGGAATATATACGGCGATATCCTCTTCTTGCGTTTCTCGTACCCCTCCCGGGAGAGTATCTCAGGGCACAGCATCTCGCCGTCCTCGTTTGCCGCCTCGAGGGCGATCGTGTGCCATTCCCCGGGCTCGGACGCGAGGAAGCGCCCGCACGGGTCTTTCTCCGACCACCGTGTCTGATTCACTATCTCTATATGGCGGCCCCCCTCGCCGCGGCTTGTAAACGTGTTTGCTATCCAGTCCCAGATATTCTCGAGCGCGTCGTCGTTGTACGCCTCCCGCGCGCTCTTGACCGGGTCGTCCAAGAGCGAGAGCGTGCACCCTGTGCCCGTGATCCCCGCGCCAAGCCCAGCGCCATAGTAGCTGAAGTGCTGGCCTGTAAGCGCCCACTCCACGTTCGACGCGTCGCCCTTCGCGATGGAAACGCCCGGGAATATATCCGCGTAGTTAATGGCAAGCGGGGAGGGAGAGCGGCTCAAAATCTCATTGCGGGTGTATTTAGAAAACCTGTGCGCGAGCCTGTCATTATAGCAGCACGTTATAATCCGCTCCTCTTGGTTGCGGCCAAGCACCCACGCCGCGAACAAAACAAGAGTCCGGCTCTTGCCATGCCGCGGCGGTATGTTGACCATCAGCTTGTGGTACGGCTCGCCGTCTTCGTTTGCAAGCTTCCCCTCGTACAGGGCTTGGAGCGTCGTGCATAAGAGCTTGAGATGCGGCCGCGTGGGCGTGTAGAACTCCCCCGTGCGGATGCGGCAGAACTCCCAGAAGCTCTCCCGCGCCGCGGATATCTTCAACTTCCTCAAGAGCGCGTAAGCATGCGCACGCTCCGCCTTCGACTTGCTCCGGAGCCTCTCCAGAGCAAGAGTCTCCCGCGCACGCGCATACCGCGCGACGCCCGGAAGCTTGTCAATATAGGGGGGCGGGGCGAGGCTGGTCATTCGTCCAGCAACCTCTCAAACTCGCGATCGATCTCTTCGTCCGGGATGTCCTTGATCTGCGGGAGCGTGCTTCCCGCCATCTCCACTCTCGCGGCTATGTCATAGGATTTGTAGAGTATCTTTTGCAGCCTCTCGCGTATGCCTACCCATTGGTCGAGGGCTTTGTACGCGGCCTCCTCGTTCATATCGGTAAAGAGATACTCGCCCTTCCGTTTTGCGTTTTGCTCGTGCGCCTGCATAAGGGCGTCAAGGCGGGCAATCGCGCGCGCGCAATCATGCCGCTCCTTGTCTTTCAGCGCGCGTATCTCCTGCGCCTCCTCCTCCGCGCGGCCTTCCATCGCAAGCTTTATGATCCGGGCCGAGTGCCCCGCGCGCTTCTCCTGCCATTTCCCGACCCGCCCCTGATGCTCTATCCGCCGCGTGAGCCCGGCGACGACGCCATCGACCAGCAGCGTATCCGCATACGGTTTAAGCGGTTCCGCGTAGTGGCTATAGTACTCGGCAGATATTGCCGTAAGCTCCTCGGTGCGCCAGCCTACAATCTCGTCGATGTATATCATCTCCGCGAGCTTGCGGTACGAGAGCTTGGACGTTGTGTACTTGGCCTCGGCAAGCGTCCAGTCTATGGCCATTTTGTGCAGGATGCGCCGCGCGTACTCCTTCGCCCTCGGCGAGAGCTCAGCCGCCTCCGGGCTGTTCCCGATGTCGTCGGCCTTAAAAAATTGCTTGTGCCCTTTTGTCATTGTCGTTCCGCCTCTCTAACACGTGTATTCCATGCCGCGCAAGCTCGCTCTTGTCCTTGGTTGCATGGTTTGCAAGGGCCTCGTGCGTAACAAGCAGAGCACAGACACCGATAACATTCTTCAAAGGCATCCCACGTAACCCGTATATCCAGAGAGCCGCAAAATGGACAATACTCAAGTCTCTCTTGCATCATCTCCCCTCACTCTTTGGCAGGACACCAGCTGGAGCATCCTTTGGCAGGACACCAGCTGGAGCATCCTTTGGCAGGACACCAGCTGGAGCATCGACGGGAGGCTTGCCCATCGGCGGGAGGCTTGCCCATCGGCGGGAGGCACGCCCATTGACGGACCATTCGCCCAGAGCGAGGTCTCGCGGGACTCCGCGCTTCTAATTTTCCCGCTTTCCTGCCCTCAATTTCACGCATGAGATACCAAAGGCCTTTCTCAAGATCCTCAATCGCATTCCCCTTATGCCCCGCACGAGCAATGTACTTTATGCAATTCCCAAGATTAAACCCCAGCCCCCAGTCTTCGATTACATCAATCACCTCGTACCGCCCTGTGTTGTAGTGCGCCGGATGATTGACTTGTTCCCGTGCTTCTCCGTGATCTCTCGCGTTCATTTTTCCTCTATCCCCGTCTTAATTCAGCTTGTTTTTTCCGGCTTCGCCTTCAGATATGTTTTTTATGCGCCTGAAGAGCACGGCGTCCTCTTGCCGCGAAAAAAGCGCGATCCTCTTGCCATTGTCGAGTACAGAGTAACAGCCACCCCCGCGCGCAAATAAACATTCCATCACTTCGCATGGGCACTTTTCACGGGCCATGCCATGCCTCCCGATGCTCATACTGGCTTAGCCCCCTCTCTTTCTGGAAAAAAGCAGGGCTATGCTGATACAAACAAGCGCCGCCGCTAACGGTATCCAAAACGGCGCCAATACCCATGCCCATGTCCATTGCAAGGCGCCGGCCAGCTTCAGCACAATGAACGCGATAGCCAAAAGGCCAGTAAAGCCAATCCCTCGGCTCATCCCATCTCTCCAAACAACATCGGATTCTTTGCCCGCTCACGCCAAAGCGGATACCGCATCTTCGGCGCATCCCCGATAACTGCGCTCTTGTCCACAATCCTGTTCACCAGCGCCTCCGTTAACCGCTCCGCTAATCTCGGATCGCTCGGCGCGTACTCGCTCGTGCACAGCGTCACGCGGCCCCCCTTCCCCTGCCTCTCCTCGACAATCTCATACAGCGCCCGCCCAAAGTACGACAACGTGCGCGCATCCCCGCTGCTTGTGCCCGTGTCGTCCTTCCCTATATCGTCCAGCACAAGCAGCTCCGCCTCTATCGCCTCTTGCTTGATGCAGACCGCGAGGCGCTTCGTCTCCTTGCTCGTGATCCCGTCCTCGTACAGGTTCCGCAGCCTCGGGCAATTCACCCACGCAACACGCTTCCCAAGCCGCGCATACTCCATCGCAAGCACTGCCGCGCCATGACTCTTGCCAGTGTGGCTCCGCCCGTGGATGTACATGCTTCGCAAGGGGAGGCCGTGCGCAAGCACGCGGTCTATCGCGTTCCCAAGGGCAGGCCAGTATTCTCTGTCATACCCCACGCCGCGATACTTCTCGGGGACGACAAGCTCCGTACTCGCTCCGCCGACAAGAGCGGCCTGTCTCTGCGCAAGCTCCGCCGCCTCTTTATACGCCTCCCTGTCCCGTATCCTCTCAGCCTCCAGACTCGTGTATCCATGCGCTACACATAACCTCCTGATGGCCCCGCAAAATGCGGGATCATTCCTGTTCCGGCATAACGCCAAGTACCGCCGGTCTATGTACGCGGCCGCCTCCGGCGAGACGGGCGTCTCCTGTGTACGAGATTCTCTTCCGAGTGTTTCCGCCAAAAAGGACATGATTTTCCCCCCGCTTTTTCCCGTTTTTTCCAGCTGCTCCAGGGCCCGCCCATCGGCAGCGCCCTCCATTTACCGCAAAATACACAACAATCTACAAATGCCCCTCCCGCTCTATCGCCAGGCGCTGCCTCTCGCGCAGAGCGTCGTCCTCCGCTAAGAGCGCCTCTGCATCCTCATCCGGCGAGGCCCGCGCGCGCCTCCGCGCCTCCGACAACAAACGATGGTTCCACGACCGGACACATGCCCAGATTGTCCGATTGTTGGCTAAGTACTTGTCCTGCCTCTCCGTGATGCGGAGGAAGGCGCTTATTGTCGCGAGCATGTCCTCAATGGGTACCTTGTGCAAGCCTGAGCGTTTAAGCGCCGCGAGTTCCTGCGGCGTGTATCTGTATCTCTCGCCGCGTGACGTCGCCTTGTACTCGTCGTCCCAGTGCGCAACAACGCGCGTATGCCATGCCGAGTACTTGGGATCATGAGGCGCGTCCTTGGCCCCGCCCTTGCCGCCCCTCTTCCGCGTGCTTTGTGCAGGGCTTGGCGCTTGCGGCGGGCTTTGTTGGTCAGAAAGCTCCCCATGACCGCCGCCGGGCGCATTTTGCAAAAAATGCGTGCCTTGCGGATCTTTTGGAGGATCATTGGAGGATCTTAGAAGGATATTGGAAGGATCGGGTCGCACTGTGCTACTACCCCGTCGCACTGTGCTACTACCCCGTCGCACTGTGCTACTACCCCGTCGCACTGTGCTACTACCCCCGTCGCTCTCTGCGACTGCCCCGTCGCTCTCTGCGACTACCCCGTCGCTCTCCCGACTCCCCCAACCAACACGCGCATTCTTGAGCGCTTTGCTAACATCTTGCTCTGGAGTGCTGGAGCCGTATTTCTTAAGCGCAATCCGGAGCGCGCCCTCGCTCATGCCCACGGCGACTATGTACCTGTTGCTCATCCCTACATTGCCGCGCGTCACCTTTATGAGCTCGCCGCTCTTGATGTGCTCGTCTATGGCGCGGATGACCGTCGCCCGGTGGCACCGCGACTCCTCGGCAAGCTTGGCGAGCGACGGCCAGCAATACCCGTCCTCGCTCGCGTAGTCCGCGAGCACAAGCAGCACGGTATACGCCGGGCACGCCGTGCACACAGAGTGCCTGCGCACGGATAAGGTGTGTTCAAGGCTCATGGCTCGCCTCGCCACATAAGAATTGCTCCTCTCGGACGGCCTCCCGTATCCTTTCGAGCGCAACCTTGTAATGGTTTTCATCACGCTCAATACCAATAAAGCTCCGCCCAACACGAAGAGCCGCAACACCTGTGCTCCCTGAACCCATGTACGGGTCAATAATGATTTTCGATTTTGTTTTAGTAACGCACCACGCCATAAGCTCAACAGGCTTTTGCGTTATGTGCACACGGCTGCCATACGGCGGATCTGTAATGACCGCGCTCTCGTGTCTTGCCTGTGATTTTGCGAGCACGGGTAAGATGGCCTCACAATCGCCAAGATAAAGCGCGACACGCTTGCAAGGACTTATCCATGTTTCCGCGAGTTTCTCCTCTTCCTCTTGCATTATGAGCCCCCTCTCTTTTTAACTTGTCTCCCTCGGCTGATCTCCCCTGATGTCCGCATAATCACCAATGACCGCTCCCTCCCCCTCTCGGTCAGGGAATCAAGAACAATCGTATTCCAGACGCATAACCCTTCGAGCAAAATCCGAAGCTGTTCTTTAGTCACGTTCATAGCTTTTTCCCCAGTACGCCTTTACACGGCGCCCATCTTTTTTAGGGCTTTGATATTTGATAATCCGTCAAACAAATACCCGCCCGACAGCGTGTGCTCTGAGAGATAGTTGTGCTTGCATATCAGCACTTCATTTTTTTGTGTGTGTCCTTGCAATCTGTATTTTGCGGATACTGTATACTGCGCATATTGTTTGTATATGCTTTTAATTATTTCGGTGTCATCGTATGTGAGTGCCCAGTCATTTTGTACCGTAAAAATGCTTTCGGCGAGCTCCGCGTGATGGCCTTTGCGATATGCCGTGTAATACAATTTATTCCCCTGTTCATAGTAAGGGGGATCGAAGAAAACAAAGCCGTCTGGGTATTTTGGCAGTGTGTCGCGGATAAACACGCAAGCGTCTTGGTTATATACTTGCACATCTGATTTTCTTTCTGCTACTCCGTATATTTGTTGTTTGAGTGTCTTTGCGGAGTGACTCTCAAAAAATCTTCGCGCGTTTGCTTGAAAAGGATACAAGGCGCTTTTGTTTAAGATGCTGCTGTAATTTGTTTTGCTCAAATACCACGCCGAAAAGCCAAGCTCTAAAGAATATTCATTCCTGTTATTTATAAATATTGTTTTTTGTTCTTGCCAGCCGGGGAGCGTTAAATCTATGTCGTCGATTGCCTCGCAAAATCTGTCCGGCTCCGATAACGCCGCGCGCCAAAATGAGTATATGACTATATCGTAATCGTTCAGCACGAGTTTTTTGATTTTATTGCCAAATAAAAGCGATAGGCCAAGCCCAGCGCCGCCAGCGAAGGGCTCGATAAAAGTGCCCTGCGTGCGCCCTGCGTCCTGCATGATAGAACACATCAGCGGAGCATAGCTCGCCTTGCCGCCCGGGCAGGAGAGCGGTGAATAGTTCCCCCGCCGCGTCTGCGTCTTGCGTCCGGCAAGTGTCGCCTGCGCCATCTTATCCGGCATCGCGTTCCTCACATTCCGCCATCTGTTTTTGTGTCCTTGGGGTTTTATTCCGTGTCTGTGTTTGCCGGCCCTTCCGGCGTGCCTGCGTTTTCCTCTGGCGGCGCCGCCTGAACAGCCTCATGTATCCGGCGCTTGGTCTCCCGCGTGGGTGTAAACCCATGCTTCTGATAGCGGATCATGCGGGAGTACACGCTGCGCGGCGCGCCCCCTTGCCAGCCATCGAGCACAAGCAGGCGCAGGGCGAGATGCTCAAAGAAAAACGGATGGTAAAGGCATTTGTATTCTTCGATGCCGCCTGCTGTTTTTTTATAGAGGGCAAACTTTGTAACCGTAAAATCAAACCCATCGAGCGTATCGGGTATAGAGCCCTGCCGGAAGCCAATCAGATCAATAGTAAAACCTGTTTTTTTATCCAAAAAATGAAAGTTGTTTTTGTGTTTTGTCAGCTCTGCCTCGCCCTGGAAGAACAGGGCCGCGCTTTCAAAGTCTTCTTCGCTCGCGAAGAAAATGTCAACATCGCGGGGCTCCTCCCCCATGAAAAACGATCTGAAAAACCCGCCCACAATAAAACCATTGTGCCCGTCCAGCAGCCCCTTGTACTGCCCAAGCAAAGGGAACTCTTCGACGCTTTTTTCGATATACATAGGAGCCTACCTTCCTTTGCGGATCATTGCCCTTTCTCCGCCTTTTTGGGGCGGCCTCGCCCCCGGCGAAGCTTAAACGCCTCGACATCGGCTTCTTCAAACACATAATCCTTGGAAATAGCGATCTGCGCTGGCGGATAATCTGGAAACGGACTCGGATATGGTTGCTTGCACTTGGCTGTACATTTGATATTATTCCGTTTTGCCCATTGGCATACGGTCTGCTTATGGACTCCGCACAGCTCCGCGACTTGTTTTGTAGTCACTTTAACCTCCTTGCCTATACATACGTGTAGCTCTGCTGTAGAGATGCAACACTCAAGGCGCGGGAGGGGAAGTATTCGCGCCATGAGTGCCACATTGCCGGACAAAAAATCCGGCGCTTTTTGGACGCCGGACTGTCTTTATCTCTCTGTTTTGCTACTTTTGCTCTAAGTCACTTTAATCAAACGCTATCGCCATAGTGCGACACCATAGTGCGGCACTATGGTGACTAAGGAGCGCCTCCCTGCTTGAGCCGTTAAATCGGTATGTCTCTTGCTTCGCGGCGCGGAGGGGGAGGCAGCTCAAAAAAGTGCGGACTCATTTTGTCGCAGAGTGGTGTGTGCCGCGTCACTTCGAGCGGCCGGAACTCCGAGTGATACTCGCCGCAGCCAAACAGATTAAAATCTATGATGCTGATGACTATGGTGCGGGGCAGGTTGACGTAATCCCCGCCGCCGGGCAGCGCAGTCGAATATTCCCTCGCCCAATAGTAGAGCACCCTCTCGGGATAGTCGCCTTCGTCGTTGACCTGTATCTCCCCCACTTTAGTCAAAATATCAAATTAAGACGCAAAATCAAGATCGTTATTCGAAATATAGCGACCTCCTGTCGCAGAGCGGGAGGCTACATCCTGTATCTCAAGGTCAACCCGCTGGCCGCCAATTGTCATGGTAATGTCCAGACGGCAGAATTTGTCGCCTAAGCTTCCCGCTTTGGTCGAAACATCACATTAAGATGCAAAATTCAAGTTGATATTTGAAATACAGCGACCTCCTGTCGCGGTGCGGGAGGCAACCTCATGTCGCTCTCCGGCGGCATATCGGGGTTGGTAATATCAAATTGCCCGATGCTCTCAAGCCGGATTCCGAGCAGTTGCGAAACTAAGTGTTTCAGTAAATCGGGGTACTGCACGAACAGC